TTGAGCGTTGCAGAGCCGCAAAAGATCAGCGCTTGAAGCTGTTGCAAATGTTGCGATTGGTTTTCTGGTCGCGGTGGCCGCAAACCTAATTGTTTTACCTGCGTTTGGATACTTGGTTACTGTGGCCGACAGCTTTGGCATAGGCATAATTTTCACGGCTGTCAGTTTGGCGCGCAGCTATATCGTCAGACGCCTGTTTAACAAATTCGACTAACCCCCCCTCAACTCAAATCTGAGCGTCGTGATGACGCCCTGCATCCTAATAAATGGAGGCCGATCATGGCTATCACCACAGAATTGTCAAAATTCTTTAAGCAAGAATTGCTCAAAGGTTCACACGACTTTGACGCGCACACGTTTCGCGTTGCTTTGATCAAGGTTGGCGCTGCGCGAAATTATAACAAAGATGTCGGTTCATACTCTTATCTAACTGGCGGTCCAATTGCTGCAGGCGAAAGCGATCCAAGCGCGGCATCCGATCAAGTCACCGGCACAGGCTACACCAGCACATTTGACACGTTTTCAACAGGCGCGGCGGCTGTGCTTGCCACGACAACTCCTGCAGGCGCATCAATTACATATCCAGCAATCAGTGGCGATAAAGCCATCATTGACTTTGCCGACGCTGTTTTCGCTTCTGTTACGGTTAGCGCAATTGGCTGTATTTTGTACAACGCAACCATGTCGGCAGCAAGCAACAATTTGATCGCCTCGTTTGATTTTGGCGGCACAGTCAGCGCGACCGCTGGAGATTTCACAGTGCAGTTTCCAACGCCTGACGCAACCAATGCCATCTTGCGGATAGCATAGGGGCTGACCGATGGTTAAGCTAGTCAACCGTGCAAAAATGAAGGTTGCCAGCGGCGGGGCTGGCACCTTGACGCTTGGCGCAGCCTGCGACGGATATCAGACGTTTGCAGCGTCTGGCGTGACTAATCAAAATAAGCTGAGATATACCATTACTGACGGCAATGATTGGGAAATCGGAGTTGGCACGTATACGGCCAGCGGGACAACGCTTGCACGCGCGGTGACTGAGAGTAGTAATTCTGGAAATGCCATCACTTGCGGGTCTAGCGCCGAAATATTTGTAACAATGGCGGCGGAAGATTTTAGCGGCAACGCCGTCCCAGTTTTCACAGGCCCACCACTTACCGTTCTTAATCTTAAAAACGATGGCAGCACTGCGGTCACTCTTGATGCAAGAGCATACGATGAAAGCGGAATTCCTGTGAGTTACAATTGGGACGCTTGGTTAAGCGGTGGTGCAACACTTTACGATTCGGGTAGCTTACCGCCACAGCTTGCATCTGCTCCAACGATTAATCAAGCAACTGGGGTATTCTCGTTAGTTGGCAGCAGTAACGGTGTTAACGAAGGTACTTTAAATTTTCGAGTGAAGGCTAGCGATGGGGTGCTGACCGCCACACACGTTTCGTCATTAATCTTAGAATTTGGTTTTGATATAGAGAATGCTACCTACACAAGCAAAAGTTTCGCATTTGGCTCCAACACCTCGCAAATTACTGGCATGTTCATGCATGCAAACGGGTCTCGTTGCTGGGTCAGCGGCAAATCTTCAGATGCCGTTTTCCAGTACGATCTTTCAACAAATTATGACATATCCACGGCTGCATACAACAGTGTAACCCAATCGGTTAGCTCGTCATCAGGCAACCAACCGTCGTCTGTTTGCTTCAGCTCGAATGGCAGTAAAATGTACGTTAGCGATAAAGCTAGTGAACGTGCAACCCAGCACGACCTAACAACAAGCTGGGACATATCATCGTTTGACACAAGTGCAACTGGACATGGGGATAGACTATCGTTTGCTACTGAGTTTAGTGATTGTGAAGGGATAGCGCTGAGCACGGACGACACAAAGATTTATGCCCTAAGTGCTGCTGGTACAGTTTACCAGTATGACATGACGACCGCTGGTCAGCTAAGCACAGCAACCTATGCAAATAAAAGCAAAGTTGTCAGCGAGACGACTAGTCCAATGGGTGTTGCTTTAAATAAAGTTGGCACAAAAATGTTTATTCCTTGCAGCGGGGAAGATAAGGTATTTCAGTACAATCTTTCAACAGCATGGGACGTCGGTACGGCAGTTTATTCAAACAAGTCGTTTGACGTGAGCAGTCAAGCGGCTCAGCCTGTTGATTTAAGATTTAGTTTAGACGGCAATCACATGTATGTAACCCATTTTTCCACAGACGAGGTTTTCCAATACGATGTGGCTACGTAGATGTTAGGTTTTAGCCCACTTGCCAGCTTATCAATTGCAGATGTTGGCGCTGACAGGTTGCCAATTGCGCCAGTTATCGGCGTTGAGGCAACAGGCGAAGTAACAAATCAGCCAATTGCATTTCAGCCAGTAACAGCCCCGATTTCTGGCGTTAGCGCGACAGTCAGCGGCGCGGAATCAATTGGCATAATGATTGGTGCATTTCGCACCGTTTTTGCTTTAAATTTAACCGCTGAACTTGAGCCTTTGCCGCTGACAGGTTTGACGCGCTTAATGCTGATTGATAGCGCAGGCGAGTTGACTGTTGAGAATGGCGTAGCTGGCGTGCCGACTGTTGTGCAGCTTGCAGGGGTTGAAGCAACAGGCGAGGTTGGTTTGCCAATTGCGTCGGTTTCAATTGCTGCGGATCTGACAGGTGTTTTCGCAACTGCATCAACAACAGCGACTACTATAATTGTTGACCAAAACAGGCCGATCACTGGCTTTGGTTTGGCATTAGAACTTGAAGATTTAGACAACGCGCCACATTTGCAGGCTGTTTTTGGTTTTGGATTGGCTACTGAGACTAGCGATCTTGTTAATTCGCCGCACGCTCAGGCGATTGGCGGACTGCAAGCACTTGGCGAGTTAAAAGAACTAGACAACACACCAGTGACCAAAGTCATTGTTGGTGTCGAGGCAGATGCAACAGCTAATCAAATGGGCAATTTGCCAGCCTCCAAGCCTATCAGCGGAGTTACGGCTACGCTTGAATTAAATGAAGTCGATAATACTCCAATTATTCAGCCTGTTGTCGGTCTGCATGGCGCGCTTGAATTAAATGAAGTAGACAATCGACCCGGCAATGCAACGAAGGTCGGCAGTTTTGAGCTAACAGGCGATGCAGGCGACGTTTCAAGTAAACTGTCGGCGGCGGTTGTGCTGTCAAGTGTTGATGGCATTGGTCAAGTCGGTGACGTGATCGGCGGCGGCGGTCATACCAAAGCAATTGACGGCGTTGAGGCCACGCAGGAATTAGGCACAGCAATCACGCTTGTGATGGCTTACCCAATAGATATTGGCATCAGTCAGGGTCAATCTTTAACAATCTCCTGCGGAAGCGTGACGGCTGTTGAAGTTGAAATTGTACAATTTGCAACCCCACTGCCTGACCGTTTGGTAAATTACGCAGTTTTGACGCCAGCAAATTCAAACTTTGCGATTGTTGACAACAAAATAAACGCTTTGAGGTAAATATGTCAGATCAATTTATCATAAAGCAAAATGACACATTGCCGACCTTGACGGCAGTTTTGAAAGACGCCAGCGGCACAGTCGTTGATCTGACAAATTGCACAGTAACTTTTAAAATGGGCAGTGAGATTGCCACTAAAACAAGTGCAGCGGCGACAATCACAAGCGCCACTCAAGGTGGCGTCAGCTATCAATGGACCGCAAGCGATACAGACACTGCAGGAATATATCTTGGCGAGTTTGAAGTGGTCAAGCCGACTGGGTTAAAAGAAACATTCCCAAACGGCGAGCCGTTTCGCGTCATTGTGCGACAGGACTTTTTCTAAGTTTGACCAGAGGCAAAAAGGTTGTCGCATTTATTGAAGCCTTCTGTTTGATCCCAGAGGGTCAGTATGTCGGCCAGCCAATGAAACTTCTGCCGTTTCAGAAAAAGTTTATCATTGATGTTTATGACAACCCAATAGGAACAAGTCGCGCATATCTAAGTGTGGCGCGGAAAAATGGAAAATCTGCGTTAATCGCGGCGATTTTATTGGCGCACATTGTTGGCCCAGAGGCAAAACAAAACAGCCAGATCGTCAGCGGCGCAAGATCACGCGAACAAGCGGCGCTTGTGTTTAAGTTGGCCGAAAAAATGGTGAGATTATCGCCGCAATTGTCAGAGATTGTCAGGGTCGTGCCATCAAGCAAAATGCTTGTCGGCTTGGTGATGAACGTTGAATACAAAGCAATCAGCGCCGAGGCTAACACAGCGCATGGCTTGTCGCCTGTTTTGGCGATTTTGGACGAGGTCGGTCAGGTCAGAGGGCCGCAAGATAGTTTCATTGAGGCGATTGAAACCGCCCAGGGCGCGCACGCATCGCCGCTTTTGATCGCAATCAGCACACAGGCTGCAACTGACGCCGATCTGTTTAGTAATTGGCTGGATGACGCAGCAAACGCCCAAGATCGGCGCATTGTTAGCCATGTGTACACCGCGCCAGAGGATTGCGCGCTTGGCGATAAGAAATCTTGGCGCAAAGCAAACCCAGCTTTGGGAAAGTTTCGATCACTGCAAGATATGGCCGACTTTGCAAAACAGGCGGCGCGTCTGCCTGCAAAGGAAAATAGTTTTCGCTGGTTATACTTAAATCAGCGCATTGAGGCGGTTTCGCCGTTTTTGTCAAAATCTGAATGGGAAGCAAACAACGCGGCGGCTGATGTGCCGCTTGGATCGCCTTGCTGGGCGGGGCTGGACTTATCGGCAAGCCGAGATTTGACCGCGTTGGTTTTGGTTTTTCCAATTGATGACAAGTTTCACGTCGTGCCGCATTTCTTCCTACCAAGTCAGGGCGCAAGGGAGCGGGGCAAAATTGACGGTGGCCCATACGATACATGGGCAAAACAGGGGTTTATGACCTTAATCGATGGGCCGGTGATTGATCCAAGCGTGATTGCAATGGCGGTTGCTGAAATTTCGCAAGACTACGACTTGCAGCTTTTGGCTTATGACCGTTGGCGTATCAACGATTTTCAGCGTGAATTGGACAAGTTAGGCGCACAAATACCGATGGTTTCGTTTGGGCAGGGTTTTAAGGATATGGCCCCAGCGGTGGATAAGGTTGAGCGTTTGGTTGCGGAGCGCAAACTCTGTCACGGCGCAAACCCAGTGTTAAACTTCTGCGTGGCTAATGCGGTGATAACTCAAGACCCCGCGGGCAATCGGAAGCTGGACAAAAAAAGAAGCTTTAGCCGTATCGATGGCTTGGTAGCTTTGGCAATGGCGCTGGGTTGCATGTCCACAGAGGGCGAGATCGTAATGACGTCGCCTTGGGATGATCCCGATTATCGGCTGGCGGGTTAGGAGACATTTATGGGCATTTTTGACCGATTTATAGGCCAAGAGGCGCGCAGCTTAGAAGATCCGACCGCGAAAAACAGCACAAAAGATTTTCTGTCGGTCATGGGCTGGGGCGATTTTGCCGCTGCGGCTGGCGTGACGGTCAACGTTGATACCGCAATGGGCGTGCCTGCGATTTGGGCCGCTGTAAACTTCATAGGTGGCACGCTGGCTGGTTTGCCGTTGCATGTTTATCGCAAAACTGACGCAGGCCGTGAGCGCGTCACAGAAGGATTTGGGGCCACAATCAACACAGCCGTCAATGATGAAATGTCATCTTTTGAGTGGCGCAAATATATGTTTGAGCAGGTGTTAACTGGCGGTCGTTCAATCACCTACATTGAGCGCGATGGCAGCGGCAATGTGCGCAACTTGCACCCGGTCGATCCAAATGGCGTGCTGGTCGAGCGCAAGACAACATCGCAAGGTTTTCCCGCCAAAACATATCGCTACAATCAGCGGATTTTCAAAGCGCGCGACATCATTGATTTGACCTTTATGGTCAAGGCTAACCAGCTTGACCCGCGCGGTCCAATCGCGGCAAATAAAGATGCAATCGGCATGGCTATTGCGGCCAGCCAATACGGCGCAAAAGCGTTTCAATCTGGCGGCATTCCCCCAGCGGTTTTGCAGGGGCCATTTCAAAGCGGCGCAGCGGCAAGTCGCGCGTCAGAAGATGTTGCGGCGGCTACGGCCAAGCTGGCAAAAGAAGGCAGGCCGATCATGGCGCTGCCACTTGGTCACGAATTAAAATCTGTCGGATTTTCGCCAGAGCAAATGCAGCTTATCGAATTGCAAAGATTTAGCATTGAGCAGATCGCGCGCATTTACAGTTTGCCGCCGATATTCCTGCAAGACCTGACCCGCTCGACGTTCACAAATTCAGAACAACAAGATTTGCACTTTGTTAAGCACACTTTGAAACGGTGGATTGAACAGGCCGAGCAAGAGATGAACCTTAAGTTGTTCGGTCGTGGGTCAGATCAATATGTTGAATTTAACGTCGATGGTTTGCTGCGCGGCGACTTTAAAACACGAATGGAAGCCCACGCAACCAGCATTCAAAACGGAATTAGAACGCCAAACGAAGTGCGCGATCTGGAAAACATGAGCGCGCGGGACGAGGGCGATGACCTGATGATTCAAGGCGCAACTGTTCCAATCAAAAATCAAGTGATCGGAGATCAATATGAGTAAAGAAATCAGAACGCTTGATAGCGGCGTTGAAATCCGAGCCGACGAGGATGGCATAAAAGTTAGTGGATATGCGGCGGTTTTTGACGAGGAAACCAATATCGGCGGTCAATTCATGGAAAAGATTGCGCGCGGCGCATTTGTTGACGCGGTTGACCGTGATGACGTTGTATTTTTGATTAATCATGAAGGTCTGCCATTGGCGCGCACACGGTCAGGCACGTTAACGCTGCGCGAGGACAAGCGTGGTTTGTATATGGAGTCGAATCTGGATGAAAACGACCCAGACGTCAGGGCATTAGTTCCCAAAATGAAACGCGGCGATTTGGATAAAATGTCGTTTGCATTTCGCCCAACTCGGCAGTCTTGGGATGACAGCGGCACGATACCGACCCGCACAATTGAGGAAGCCTCTTTGTATGACGTAAGCATAGTCACAACGCCTGCATATGAAGGCACTGAGATCGGCTTGCGGTCGCTAGAAGCGCACCGAGCAGATCAGCAAATTTCGCACGCTGCAAGACGGCTGCGGATGAAGTCCAAAATTTAATTAACACACCAGTTTAACCGCGCTTTGGCGCGCTGAAAAACGGCGCTATCCCGCTGTTTGCCCTATCCCCTGCGCCTTGGGCAAGCGCTTCGGACTGAACGTCGTGAGGACGTCCAAATCCTTTAAATGGAGGCCCATAGATGGCTAACGCAATCGAATTGCGGGAGAATATGGCGCGTATCGCGACCAATGCCCGTGCGAAACTAG